GCCGGTAGCTGATGCAGCGCCTTGGTTGCCGGTAGCTGATGCAGCGCCATAGTCGCCGGTAGCTGATGCAGCGCCTTGGTTGCCGGTAGCTGATGCAGCGCCTTGGTTGCCGGTAGCTGATGCAGCGCCTCGGTTGCCGGTAGCTGATGCAGCGCCTCGGTTGCCGGTAGCTGATGCAGCGCCATAGTCGCCGGTAGCTGATGCAGCGCCTCGGTAGCCGGTAGCTGATGCAGCGCCTTGGTTGCCGGTAGCTGATGCAGCGCCTTGGTAGCCGGTAGCTGATGCAGCGCCTTGGTTGCCGGTAGCTGATGCAGCGCCTCGGCTGCCGGTAGCTGATGCAGCGCCTTGGTTGCCGGTAGCTGATGCAGCGCCATAGTCGCCGGTAGCTGATGCAGCGCCATAGTCGCCGGTAGCTGATGCAGCGCCATAGTCGCCGGTAGCAATCTTTTCCTTTACCCACTTACATTTGCTGAAAGTGAACTTGATTGCCGCATCAACAATGCTTTTAATACTTAACTCTGCTCCTATGTGGATTTTTGAGCAAGCAATTTTGGTATCATCCGTATCAACATCCATATCCCCGCTTCCTTCAACTTCATGGAACTTATTCATTCCAATGTATGCAGGAGGGTAATAGCCAAATACATCTAAGGGATGAAGACAATAGTGGAAACCATTACTACAAGCGCTTATATCACCTTGTTCTTCGTAATCTTTTCCCTCTTCATATTTAAAACCCCTGCAAGTCATATCAGAATTGAAGCCTTTGAACCCTTTTATCTTACTGAATTCTTCCGGGATAGTAACATTATCAGGAAGGTTTGCTCTGAGAGCCATATATGCCATATAATTTGTATCAAACCCCGCTATTCCCGTCCCAATGGCGGTAAGAAGAAACTCCTTTTCAGGATGTTCGTTGGCAAAATTCCGCAAGTTACCCAAATAGGTTATCAAATCTTCTTCTGTGACTTTCTCCATATCTTCATTCAGCGTAGGAATAGCATAGGATTGCCCTTGCAATCCTTCGGCTTGTCCCATGATTGCACCGAATTTCTCAACTGCTAATCTGGCTGCTCCACCGGCATGGTTACCGTTCATATTACTGCCAAAAACAAATATTTGATTCTCTTTAAGTTCCTGAATATTTTCAGGAGTAAATTTCTTTTTCATATTTATATTGTTATTAATTGGTTTCAAGAAAAACCGGACTATCTTCACAGACCGCCCGGCTACGACTAAACAAATCCTTCATCTGTAGTGAAGATGTTGCGACACCCGGACTCGAACCGGGACGAGTTGTCAAGCTCCGCACATCTAAGGTTTGACATTCCTATCATAGAGTGCTACGTCTACCATTCCGCCATGTCGCAGTGTTTCCCGACCAGCACGTGGACGGGACTGTTTACATTAAAAGCTATCATGAATTATCCACCCTTACAGGCTGTTTCTTTGTCATTAAACTCTATTTTTCCATTCATAAGAAATGGAAGCATTGAATCTCTAAGTTCTGCAAGAAGTCTATTCTCTTCATTATTTAAGTAATAAATATGCTGCTTATACATATTCATGAAAAAAGGCATGATGCTCGATAATATTTTTTTATCTGTATTTTCTATGCAAAATATTTTTGAAGCGGAAGATTGGATATATTTGTTTTCAATAATTTTCTCTTTTACTTCGTAATTCTTGAATGATGCAAAACTTTCATTCATCGCCTTTACTACTTCATTAGATGCTTCACACGCTCTTATAATTTCTGTAAGCCCCAATTTCTCAGCCCACACTTTATTAACCGTCACTTTTATTACATTACGTTCACGGATAACACGGTTAATATCTGCTATAATAGCATTAAAATCACGATGAAGTGTACCTTCCATATAAATTGGAAGATATGGGCCAATATCAAGATTGTAGTTATGATTCAAAAGCTCCTCTATGGACACTTTCTTTGAATAACCTTCCTGTTCCTTATGTAGAAGTTCACATATAGCAACCAATTGTTCGTCCGAAAAGGTGTTAAATTCCTTTTTATATATACGATTATAGTGTGATGCTTCACCTTCTCCACGCTGTTCCCGCACTTCAACAGTTTTCATTTGCTCCGCATTAATCAGCATCACATCTTTACTCGTTTTCTTCTTATCAAACAAAAGTATGCAAGTCGCTACAGAGGTAGACTCAAACATCTTTTCCGGCAAAGAAATAGCAGCTTGCAGCCATCCCTTCTCAATAAAGTATCTCCTGCACTCTTTCTCTTCTTTGCTTGTAAGCACACCTCTGGGAAGAATCAACGCACATCTTTCACTCCTTTGCAAGCAATGCGCCACAAAAGAAAAATTACAAGTGTATTTCTGAGGTAAAGCTTTAATTATATTTTCAGATACAGGAACTTTTAAATTAAATGGCGGGTTGGAAATTGCTACATCCGCCTTTAAAAGCTCCATTTCTGAGAACATTAACCGTTGAACAGATGAATAAGTAGAGCCTTTAATTGTTCTGTATGAACAAATAACTTTTCCTGTCAGAATATCTTTATTGATAACCGTTGCCTCAATATTGCGAATACATAAATTAAACAGAAGAATAGGAATTACTTTTTCGTCTAACTCTTCGCATACGAATTTTAAATTTGGGTTGATACTCCATTTTTGAATCGTAAGTGCACCGGAACCCGAACAACAGTCATAAACTATTTTTTCTGACGAAGTACAACTTAAATAAGCAACAAGTTTAGCGAGGGAAACAGGAGTATAATCTTGCTTTTTTTCTTTTCTGTCAGCATGGTAAAATTGATAGACTTTTTGAAGCCAATCAATCTTTAAATCCGGGCACAACTCCTTATACTTCTCGAATAGCAAAGGTGCGTTCTGAGAAAACAAGGAAGACATTATTTTATCTGGTAATGTACTAACATTAACACATCCAAATAAATCACAAATCTTATTGGTTAATTCTTTTAGTTCCATATAATTACGTTTTCGTTCCCGTGAGCGTTCCGATGTTAAGCCTTACCACTCGCCTTAGGGTGAGCCACGGGATTATATATAATAAGCGTGTACGGGCGCCTTTCATTACCACCGCATACTTTATACCGATTTAAGACTGTATCGGACGCTTATGTTGTCTTTATGACCTTTGTCTCTTGCGATACGGGCGCCCAAACCGCATACTCTCTACCGTAGGACATTTCGGTGCGAAGAAACAATCACGATAACCAAGCCTATACGGAGTCCCCGCGTTTCCGCTATCCGTAATCCTCGGTTATATTGAAATAAGTCTAAATATCAGATACTTAAACCTTATTTCACATTCAATACGTCAAAGAACTATGTATTTTGCTCCCTCTGCACGACTCGAACGTGCGACCTTCGCTAACCGGAAATTACCGGATACTAAACCTTCGAACAAGTAACCATAGCGATGCTCTGCCTGGCTGAGCTAAGAGGAAGGAGCGTTGTTCACACAACGCGGTTTCTTTCTATGAACCTTTCAATGCTTTTCAAGTCGTACCAAATGGTACGTTTGTTATATTGGGAAAATGATATTTCAGCATTGTTCCTTAGTTTTTCCAACAGTTTATCACTGCATCCTAAGTATGCCATTGCTTCCTTAGCGGAAAGCCATAGTTTGTTGACCGGCTCTACCTTTCCTACAGATTTCGTTCTTCCCATAACCTACCAACTTAGACTGTCGTAATATTCTTTGTTATTTAAATAAGTCTTTACGATTTGAGTATCGCTACAACCTTCGCCGAGAGAATCTACAATAACATTGTAAGCCGTTTCCGTCATGTTGTATATGACTTCCTGATTATAATCTGATTTGCCTGCGATGCCAAGAAAGAATAAGAAACCGATAAATCCTATTGCAAACATGGCTGTCTGTTTTGATATTTTGTTGATATTCATAATGATATTATTTAAGTCGTTTTACTATCAACCCTTCAGGGCAGCTTGTCGAATAAAAGCTATATCCGTTTTTAGATAGTCTGGACATGGTAGAGCGGGCTACATTGGGTTTTATATGCTTGTCCTTTATAATCACTGTGTCACCGACTTTTATACTTTTTAATGTGTCGGATGGAGATATTTTCTTTACTGCTATTGTCTTGATGTCATTCATATTTATGTGCTAATTGTATTAATCACCCACGAAACAAGAGCCAAAACGCCCTCTGTTGTTAGAAGTATAATAGACGGAAGCCGGAGCATTGAAATTATCATAGGCGCTTCTTTTTGCCGGCTTATAGCCTTCATTCTCCTTTCTCAATCTATTAGTGAACGCTTTATCGTCAGCAGACTTATAGTCTACCATATTGGCTATTTCCTCTTTTACGCGGACAGAAAACTTTGCCATCTTCCATGACTTTTTCAAGCTTTCAGACCAGGTGTATTTTCCGGTCTTGTAGAAGTTGTGAGCCTTTTTCATTATGTCTGATAAATCGTACTTCATATTTGCTTTCTTTATTTATTTTCTTATCTTTGTATTTACTTTAAAAAGTAACGTTGTTGATTAACAACAGTGCAAAGATACTATCTATTTTAGAAAGTACAAAGAAATACTTTCTTTTTTAGTTAGTATTTTATATGTTATAAAACATGTTTTTAGTAAAACTCTGATTAATATATTGTTATGTTTGAGTTTAGGACAGCATCGAAGGGGAGAAAGGAGCATCCTAAGGTAATAATGCCGGAGGAAAAGGATAAAATAGTGCATGAACTTCTTAATAAAGAAGGAAATGTTTTTTATTTTGAATATAAAAATGTCCCAGACCTTAATATCAGTATGGTGCAATTTGAAAAAGTGATGATTGAACTTGAAGATATGGGGATGCTTAAAATTGAAGGTTATAAGAATGGCGGTAAAATATATCTTAATTCAAAATTGGATACATTCTACCGCTATGGGGGATTTAAGATGCAAGACCAAATGCTCTCAAATGATTTGGAAAGACTAAAACTTGAACTTGAATCTCTTAAAAAAACGGTGGAGCCACCCGTTTCGGAGAAAGTAAAAACCATCACTGAAATTGCGGCATCTATTACATCTGCATTGGCTTTTGCTTTTGGGAGGGTACAGCCCTAAATGTTTTTCAAGAAACGTAATAGGTGATTCTTTTTCACTGTCGCTGCTAATTTCATGCAGTGAATGAAATATTACTTCACCGTCTTCGGCGTTTGTAACGGTTCTCTCTACATTAAGGCTGTTTTTTCCCTCAACGTATCTACGGGAAATTGTAATTGTGTAATTAGGTTCATTTTTCATAATTCGTTCTTTGAAATGTTGTACAATCGGTTAATTGATAATATAATTTTATGGATAAAAATTTGATTTTGATGTGCAAATCTGCTACCGAATACATTATTAGGAACAAAAGCATTTCCCAAAAGAAGTGCGAAGAATTATTTGGTAGTAGTGGTACAGTAGTTTTTGAGAAGCTAAAAAGTTTAGGAGCAGGCAAAAATATTGGATACGGAGATTTGCAAGTCACCCAAGAAGCCAAACGGCTTATTGATACTAAACACTTTGACAACCTAATAGAACAGATTGAAAGAGATGAATATGATAGGAACTTGTCAAATAAAAGCAAGAAAGCCACCATAAAATCCGTTCGTATAGCAAAAATAGCTTTGATTTTGTCTATATTTTCGATGACCGGGTGGCCGCAAATGTTTTTTAAATGGCTATGGTCTATCATCCTTAAATCCGTTTATTAGCTTATTTGCAAACTCATGAATAAAGTCTTTTGTATTTAAGAGATTTTTTTTGAACTCATCGTGAAAAACTTTTTCCCCGTTTAAAAATATATCTCTTGAATACAAATCAGAATCTTCATCTACTGACATTATAATTTCAATCTTTGTTATTTTCTTCATAATATGTAGTTATTATTTAATCAAGTAATTATTATACTTTATGTTAACTTACAAATTACCAGGTTTGAAGGAAACGTTGATTTTTGAGTGAATCATCCCCTTACCCGTAGAGAGTGTTTTTTCTCTCTAACGGTTCAGGGATAATTCGATGGCAAATCACCAGTATAAGTTAGGTATCGACCCCATCGGCTCTGAATTGGGTGCTTCCAATCTCGGCTTTCAGCTTTTACAGAGTTGGTTATCTCGTAACCTGCACCTGCGCACCAGTCTGCTTATTTCAATCGACTGCCTTCTTTCGTGCATCCCCTCACGGGCTTTCACCGTGAAGCTTCGGAAGGTTGTTTTAAATCTGTTATTGGTCGAACGTATTTTCCCCGATAGCCCTCCGCAGTAGCTCGTAAAGCGGAAACAATAACCGATTGTACTTTATAAAATAAAAAAATCCGTTGCTAAAGTAGAGCGGCAACGGATTTCCATATAGAAAAGCCCACGTTAGGGCGATTGTTTAATCATGTGTCTGTTGCCGCTCTACTTGCAACGGATGCAAAGATACTATCTAAAATGGAAAGTAAAAATAAAAACGAAGCAAATCTTAGTGATTTAACAAAAAGATTTCTAGAAGAAGTCGAAAGGATGGGAGTATCTTTCTATAATATAGCGAAGAGCACTGGGGTTAAAGAGGCTATGTTCACTAAAATAAAAAGGGGGATACAAGAGCCAAGCAAGAAGTTCTTATCTAAGTTTGCAGAATGTTTTCCAGATGCAAATATGAAATATATCTATTTGGGCAATGAAAAAAATAATGCCGAACATGATATTAATAATGAAGCGTTTAACGATTACACTTATCGTTTTTTAGAGACGATAGAAAAGTTGGAACTTACCGATTATAAGGTGTGGAACACTTTAGAAAATTTATCAAAGGCCACCATGTCTAAAATAAGACGTGGAATATGCGGTGTGTCTATGAATACGTTACAAGAGTTTTGTCAAATGTATAAAGTCAACGCCAACTACATCCTCACCGGCAAAGGTCCAATGTTCCTTGACAATGAAACTTCACATTCGTCTTTGTCTGAAAAAGATGTAGAAGATTTGCCATCTCCGGAAACTGCTGAATACTGGAAGCGAATGTATGAAACGACAGTAGTCATGTATGAAGCGCAATTTGAGGATTTGCAAAGGCGATTTAACGCTCTGAACAAATCTGTGGAAGAAATACAAGACCTATTCAGTGAGAGAAGAAAGGCTGTTTAATATATATGTTTACAAACATGTTTTGAAATAAAACATTTTTAATGTAAAACTTGTTGATATTTTATTTCGACAGGACACAAATTATTAATTTGAAATATAATGAATGAAAATGTAAATCTAATGATGAAGCACATGCTCCGTCTCGCAGAAGCGTATGAGAAATTACTGAACGAAGTTGCACAACTGAGGCAAGAAGTCACAATACTGAAAGGCGGAAAGGTAAAGGAAAAGAAAATTTATAATATGAAGATTTTAGGCAGTCAGGTTGGCGGAAGTTGA